TACCATATTCATTGTTGCTTGGGTCAAAATGATGGTCCAGAGCAACTGAGCCTGCCTTGTTCTGTGTGCGAAACTTCATTATGGCTGCCGTGTTGCTGTAGGGCCCTATCCAGCTGGGCGAGACCCAACCGGCCAACGCGTCCCAGCCGCCGTCCTGAACGGTGGCCCATTCAGCCCCGGCGTCGCCTCCTCTTTCGTGGCCCACATGATGGCTTCCCAAACCGCCACCATAAGACACGGAGGGTATGCCCCTCTTGCCCAGCTTCGTTCGCGAAAGCTTCTCCACGTTCACCGTCGTTGTTCGCAGTCCATACAGGTAGTCGGCGATTTGAGGCGGAACCTTCCCAAGCTCCAGCACGACCTCAAGCGTCTGAGTCTTCGCATCCAAAACGTACTCGACGCTTTCAACGCGAAAATCACCGTCAACGTTCTCGTTAGGCAACATCACATGACACTTGTCGCCTGCTAGAATTGGCGTGGCCCCATAATCGAGCACTGTTGTTCGCACGGCGAGATACTCGGCGGGATTCTTGAAAAAATCCAAGAGGGCTCTGGCTCGCAAGTCGCACTCGTTGTCGCTGACGAGCTCCTCATCCGTTTCCGAGAGCTCCCGAAGGCCGTAAGCCGTCTGGCTTGAAGCGTCTTCGCGGACAGCGGCGTATCTTCGGCCCCCAAAATAGAGCACGTCGATCCAGCTGCTTCCCTGGCCGACTCCTGCAAACCAGAAATCAACGCGCACCTTCTTGACTTGGCTCCAGTCAAACCCGACTTGTACAGTGTCCCATTCGAGCTCGTTCGCCAAACCCACTTTCAAATCGGTCTTGCGCCATTCGCCAGGACCGAGGGTAATATGCTTCCAGGCATCCAACCCGTTAATGTCATACAGTGCGACGCTTACGTCTCCGCTAAAGGCCTTTTCCAGCGCCGCGTAGAAGCTCAGGATCGGGTAAAGGTTCGTGTTTACCTCTTTGCCAGGGTTCAACGTAAACATTCCCGAAGCGTAGTAAGCTTGAACATTGTTGCATTTTATGCTGTAGACTCCTTTCACTTTGGCGGTGCCGTCCAAAGAAACGGTTCCCGACGGAGCCGACCAAGCGCCATCCGTCGGCGTCAGGCTTTCAGTCCACTCGTCCTTATCCAAGGGCACGCTCTTGTCCGCGAGCCCATACACCATAATCTTATTGCGTATTCGGTGAATGTCCTTCCTGTATTCGCTGACCTCAACAGTCTCGCTAAGGTTTACCGGTGACGTCTTGCTGTTCTTTGGGAAAAACTCGAACTTGCCATCAGGCGCCACCCGAAAATCGTACCCGATTATGCCGGCTTTGTCGCTGCTTTCAGCAATATACTTCAAAATATCCCAAAGCGGCGTGTCCTCGTACTCGAGCAAAGTGAACGTCGTGTCCGTGTCTTCAACGAGTTCAGCGCCGTTTCGGGTGTGGCTGAGCAGTGCGTAAGAATCCATCAAGTCCTTGACAATGGCTTCGCCCTTCTGATTCGCGTATTTTTTGGTGACTACGCGGCGGAACAGTTTTTCGCCCCAACATCTGCCCTCAACCCGTAGGTAATGCTCATCAGGACTTGGGCATTCGTACTTGATGCTTTCAACACGGCAAGTGAGTACCTGCGGAATATTTGAGCCTCTTCCAACGTCTATGTACCCGTCCATGCCCACTGTTATGGGCGTGGAACCGCCGGGACTGTACTTCTTGTCCCAATTCTGGAGCAACACTTCGAAGCTGCTGACTTCTTTGCTGCAGCCAAGATGAACCTGCAAATCGATGACGTCAGCCCTGGAAACTCCTACAACGCCAAAGCCGACGGTAGCCATCGGAATGTCAACGCTCACCAGAAAACCACCATTATCGAGAACAACGCGAGCCCGCAGAGCCAATACCACAACGGCAATCGTAGAACAAGCGGAAAGCCTCCCCAATTCGTCCAGTCGTCTCGTCTTGGCAATCTCCTCTCGAAAACGAACCATGACACATCTTGCAGAAGAGGCATCATAACTAATCCAAAGACCCATGTAACGAAGCACAAGCTGAAACTGACGGCTGCAAAAAGCCCAAACATGCACAGATGATACAGCTTGAAATGCTTCAGAATCGAATAGTCCATGTCAGCCTCGAAGAACACGCGGTTTTCCATGAAACCGTAAAGAACCGCGAAAACTACTGGTCTTAAGACGTCTGTGTGCAGCATTATTCTACTCCTCGCCGGTACATGCTCTCTTCCCCAGCCCTCTGGACGCTCCGCGCCCTCGTTGGCGTGTCGGCGGCTGCACTGTTGAAGTTCTGGATGCCCTGAGTCGCACTGTTCATCTGCGAAGCAAAATAGGCCATGGCAGCCGCAGCAGCAATAACCACGCCGATGCCGACGCCTGTTAGCGCTAGGAACGTTGCGTGGCTAATGTTCAGTGCGTTCTGGGCAGCAACGGCCAGCCACGTGGCGGCGGCCTTGATCTTGTGCGCTATGCTCGTGGCAATGCTCGCGCCTGCGTTCGAGGTTTCAGCGGTCGTGTTTAAGGCGATGCTGGCAGTGTGGCCAGTCGTGATAGTCGTCAAATATGCTTGGACGCGGACGAAGGCGCCCATAAGAGTTATCACGCTCATGATTGTGCGAACCCACTTGGCACTTTCTTTATCCACCAGTCCGAAGTCTCCGGCCAAGCTCGACACCGCAATGCCCATGTGCCCAACGGCTGAAAAGCCGCTTGCAACGGTCCGGAGGCTAACAGTAGTGGCAGCCGCTTCGCTGCTGAGCTGAGTGAAACCGCCTGCAGAAAGTTTCACGTCTTCTCCCATCTGAGCCGCTGAAATGCCCGTTTCATTGAAAGTGACTTTGGCCGCTTCAATAGGGGACATGTCGATCGGGGGAATCTCGGGAACTTCTATCGGCGCAAAACTTATGCTGATAAGGTTGCTTTCGACCTGAGCCTTAAGACGCGTAGCGTCCTCGGCAACCGTGTTAATCGTTGAACTCGCAAAATCTTGCACGTTCAAAGTCATGGTTTGGCCAGAAACTTGGGTGGCCATGGCTCCAGCGTCAGCTGCCACTTTGGCGAATTCTGCGCTGGCAAGGTTCTGCGCGACGATTGAGATGCTGAGGTCGTTGAAGCTCACTGGAATCCAGCCTCCGCCTTCGCCGCGTCAATCGCTTCAGAAATAGCCTGTTCGAGTTGCGGAAGATACTGTTGAATTGAAGGATACAGGTATGGTCTGGCTCGCAGGATTCGCGTGCCTAATTCGACGAACAGGGCGTATGTGGCTTCGGCTCCAATGTTGACGACCCAATCCTTCACCAAAGCGTATATGGAGCCCCGCAGGTGCCCTGTTTTTACCGGTGCCCTTTGCATTGCCTCCGTTTTGACGTCCTCAGCCCAACCTACAAGCTTGGCGTGCACGTACCTTTGCAGTGTCGACTCGAAAGTGCGTATTGCTGCTTGAAACTCTCGAATCCCTTGGATGTTGCAGGAGACTTTAATGGCCATGCCGTCTTGCCTCATGTTTCGTTTTTTCAACCTCTGTTTCGGTTTGCATGTCGATCTCGTTCAGGATTATGAGGAACTGCTGAATTTTTCTTGCTGATTCGTTTCCAAGCTGGCTGGGGGTCCATCCGAACTCTTTGCACAGTCTGAACTCGGTGAGGACTTCGTTTGATTTTTTTCTCCGGATTGCTCTGACAAAAAAACCGTGTCTTCTTTGCTCACGTTGCAAAGCCTATTCGCCAGGTTGCCCAGAAACTCGCCGAGGTCAACAGGTACCCCCTCTGATTCGTCCAGCAGTTTCTCCAAGGTTACGGGCCTGTTTTCAGGCTGCTCCTTCAAGCTCGCAACTATCGTTTCGGCCTGAATTGCCACAAGATCACTGCACTCGACTTGCCCCGTTGCCTTGCTGTATTTCGTGTGTTTCTGGATGATGCGACTTCGTTTAGCCCACGTGATCGCCCCGAAAACGTAGTGACCCGCATATTCCCTGCCGAACCGTTCATCGAGGATCAACGCTTTACTTCTCAGTTTTTACACTCTCCATAACTTTGATGCGGTTATCCGCTGCCGTCTCCAAATCCGCCAGAACGATTATCCGCAAGGCTTCTGGAAGCTTCAAGAATCGGTCCCGCAAGACCCCGGAAAGCCTGACGCCCATGCTTATCCGCTCCCGCTTATCACGATGGTGAAACTGAAGCTCTTCAGACCCGTTGTCGATTCGTTCACAGCTAGCGTGAAATTGACGGCAATCACCTCGTCCGCGCTTATCTGTCGACCCTCCGCATCCCAAATGCAGCCTATAAGGCTCGTAGCGTTCAAGGGATTCCAGTCTTCAGTAACCATCGAAACCGTTATGGCCACATTGCTCGTGCTCTTCAGATACGCCGAACAGTTTTTGGTTTGTCCCGGCTCCAGGAAGCCCCAATCAATCATTGTCAATTGCAATGTACACTCTGCGTCATTGAAGACGTCGACGCCGACGGATTTGACTTGAGCCCTACTTGGCACTCTGACGGCTCCCGAAAGCAGTCCATACGTCACCAAAGACCCTGCCAATGCACCGATAATGGCTGAGATGACAACAACCGCAACCAGCCTCATTCCTTTAGGATTTTCCATCTCAATCACCTTAGCTGATGACGACGTCTCTCGCCACAAACTTGGCCTTCAGGCTAACCAAGTCTTCCATTCTGGTCGGCGTGGTGACTTCTTCCCATTTGCAGTACTTGAAAAGGGCACTGTTTGAAGGTCCCAAACCGAATTTCAGGCTGAACTCACTGTCGTTCACGACATCCTCAAACTCGCCTTTGTCTTCAAACTCGAACGTCAGTTCGCCGTAGAGGTTTCTGTGGCGCTCCCGCAGATACTTCAGCAAATAAGCACTTGACCCGCTGCGAATCACCGGCACAGGCTTCAGGTTATTCTCCAAGGTCCACTTCCAATCCGTCACCCGCGTGTTCTCGACTTGGCTTGTGCCGTCAGCAGCTCCCCTCGAAACTGCAACCTCGTTGAAGGAGACTGCACCGGCATAATCTCCGTAGGCAGCCCCAGCGACCTTCGCGGTGCCGACTGTGACGTCTTGGCCTATCAATTCGACGTTAGCCTTAACGATGTCTTCGACGCTGCATTGAACCGTGACCTTGTCGATTCTCATGCCCTTAAAGAGAAAACTGATTATGTCGCTGGCCGAAGCCCACAATCCCTTGTAATACAATACCTGCACGCTCAAGCTGCTGAGCGTTTGGGCATGCTGAATGAAGCTGATCGGCGATTCGCTACTTAGACAGTCCGGAATCTTCAGTAGAACGCGTCTTAATCCTTTCTTCAGGCTCTGCAGATCACGGCTTCCCGTGCCACGAACCTTAATCAAGCCAGGATCCAATCCCGGATCCACAGCCTCAGCATTTACGCCGAGCATTGTAGGGCTCGTCGGAGTAACCCCGTACACGGTTTCAGCCACGAAATAGAGGCGAAACTCGTGGGCTCCATATGTTTCAACCATTTTCTATTTTTACACTCCTTTTGTTGTCACCGTAAACGATGATGACTATGAGACGAATCATACTGCCAATCCCTCACAAACCGAAAGCGCCTTCTTGAGCAGAATCCCCTTCAGCTTCGCATTCGGGCGGTTTTCATCGATGTACAAAACGTAAGTAGAAATTTTGATGCGGTCATGGTAGCCCCTGCCATAGTAGGCCTTGCGGCTATCGCAGTGCATGCAGGTCCAATGAGGCCGCCTTAACCCTAGATTGCAGAGACCTCGACAGGCAAAACCGAAAGATAGGTTCTTTCGGAGAAGTATCAAAAATCCAAACATTAGTAGGCTCCTCCAACGTCCTCGAAAAGCCAACTTTTCAAACCGATCTCCGTGCGCAAAACAAACGGCGAAACCTCAACGTTATCCTGGTCCCGGTAGGTTGCGATATCGCAGTAAGTTATCCCGTTCACAGTGACCGTGCAAGTTGCATTGTCGCAGTAGAGGATGGCTGGAGTCGAGCCGTTGCTCGGGTTTGTTGTCTTAGCCAGAAGCCACAAGAACCCGCTGCCATCGATGTAATCGGAGAGACTTGACGTCAAGGTTATGGTCATCGTCTCATCAGAAGACCCCGCGCCAGACGCGGCGTTTCCCCAGGCAGACGTCGTGTGATTCCAGACCTTGACCGTTGAACCGTTGCCGCCGGGAGCTGTACCGTAACCCTCGAAGCTCAAGATGATTCTTTTCACTGTCAGTTCTCGGCTTTGAACCTTGAACCTGAAAAGCATCAGGGCATATTCGTTGAGGACGGTGTCGCTCTTCACGTGTCTTTGGTCATCGCTAGACCAGAGCTTCACATACTCGGCAGCTGAAAGCTCAATCCATCCAGCATCATCAGGCTCGAGCTCCGAAACGGCTCCTCCATCATAAGCCCTGTTTGTAGAGCTGCTCGCGCCGAACCCATAATGATCGTAGACGGTGCGGTTTGGAACCGCTCGGTTCTGCCGGACAATACGCAAGACTTCATCCAGCATCTTTCTCCGCACAACTTTACCGGGCTCAGCCTTCGGGTCGGAACGGTCCGTAGCCCAAACATTCACTGCCAACGCGCCTATCCGTCGACGAATTCGTCCGCTTAACTCGACCTTCAAATCCTGCGCTTGACGGAGGCCGACCGTGATTTGGCCGTCATAGTTCTTGAAAACTTCCCGGTTATACCACTCGTTCGTAACCAGGATGCTCGCGAGCGAATGGTCATCTTTGACCACGTGCATGTTCGTGTTCAGAAGCCTGACGACCGTAGTGACAGGGTCCTCAACTTCGCTCATGCAACGAGCCTCCTGCCGGCCGACTTGAAAAAGATCGTCTCATTCTGAAAGGTAAAAGCTTGGACACTCTGTAACTCGTAATCCTCGCCCTTTCTCCGAACCTTGTCATGATGCCTGACCGGCAAAAACGTGTA